AACATTAAACTACCAACTCAAAATGAGGCGCGTCAATGAATGGTCTACGGCCTTGCGACCTGCGTAAATCTATATAAGAATTCATCGCACCCTCGGCAGTAAGATCACAGCCACCAATGTCATTAATGTGCCAAGCTGCGCCCCATCTTAACGGCACCTTTTCATAGCTGGCACCTTCTGCCATAGCATCAGCTATCTCGTCGTATAAATTAAGTTCCCATCTACCACCGCCATTGTAGGCCATAAGATCAACAGCCAAACCATCCAAGTGTTTACTTTTCATGGTCTGCGATGCACCAGAGGCAACCAACTTGCGCTGTTCAGCCTTAGTACGGATGCCACAGATTACAGAGAAGTCTTGCTTAGTTACAGTAATAGCATAGTAAACAATGCGTTGGAGCCTGTCATCTACAGTGCCTAGTTTCTGCAAGCTGCGCTTGCCTAATACATAACCCATTACTTTTTAAATCCTCTCATTGTTCTAATGCCAAAGCTGGCAGCTATACTCGCATACATACCCCACTGTACCCACAGCGGTGTGGTCTCAAGATTAGCAAAGCCCTGTGCCATTACGTCCTGCATAGAAGGAATGAAGTTCATCAGAAGAATAGCTACAAACACTACTGTCCATAGCTCATCTTTCCACGAATCCTTACTAGCCTCTATAGCTGACTGCTCCCAATCAGTTTCCGAGGTAGCTTTTTTCAAGGCTATTTCAGCGTTAGCTTTTTGTACTGCTGTCTTACCGTCTATGTAACTACTAGCAAGACCACTGATCGCAGTAACAATACCGCCTATCATTTTTCGTGTGACAACCAGACAGCAAATGCTCCTGTCATGGCACCTGTAACTACAGAAATTAATGAAGCCTGTTGCGTTGATATGTCGGGCATAGATAATGCCCACTCAATGCAGCGTACATAAACTACAGTCATTACAAACATCATAAAGCGAGGCAGAAGTTTGTACTCTAGTATCTTAGAAAAAACTATTGTCATTGCTAACTCCTTTACATGACAGACATTAATAAATAAATTCCACCACCAAGCAAACCAATTATACCTAAAGACAAAGCAGCTATAGCAGCATTATTAGCTATCTGTCTCTTAGCTTCCATCGCAGCATACACAGTTTCCTCTCTTTCCTTACGAATTTGTCTACGCATTTGCAACATATCGTCATATGTTGATGGCCCGAATCGCATGTTAAGCATAAACTTAATCTCTTTTTCGCGTTCAAGCAGAGTCTTTTTGCGGATAACAATGTCCATTGCTTCCTGCTCAATGTCACCGCTATGAGAATGTTTTTCTAAGAGAGTAGGTTTCTTGCGCTGAGACTCAGCTTTAGATATGTCAGCAACAGCAGAGTACCAAGAACCAAGCTGTTTGCTTACGTCCTCTAGCTCACGACCAGCACCAACAAGAGTCTTAATACTTTTAAATGCAACATTAGCAGCAGCAAAAGCAGTGACAGGATCAATCATATACTGTTACCTCATTTGGATTTACCTTCTGAGGAATACAATAAGCAGTGCCATAGTCATTAGATTGTGGGTAGCCAAAGCGACGAACTAACTCTTGAGCATACCAGTTACAAATATCTACTCGCCTAAAATAAAGTTCAGACTTTATAGGGACGCGCTCTGCTCCCATGCCGAGATAAAGAACAAGGACAAAAACATGTACCACATGCTCACCCCATCCTACTTAAAATAGTAAGCAGCATAATAATTGTTGCACCAGATGTAGCTATAAGCACAGCCTCAAGTCGCTTGATCCTAGTAAAGACTTCCTTAAATTGGATTCTTACCTCTGTTTGCAAAGCAACTACATCCTTTTCTAACGCAGAAACGCGCTCATTTATATCTGCCATTAACTAGGTTCCGTAGGCCAATCGCCGCCGCTGCCATCCATGTCAGGATAGTTTAGGTTAGGCCAGTTAGAGTGAGTAGTAATATCACGCAGGGCAGTGCGGTAAGTTACCCATGCACTAGGTACAGAGCCGCCGCTCTCTAGCGCCTTAGTCACAACCCAATCACAACTTGCCAACCGCTTGTCACGCTCTGCGCGATTGCGTGTTGCTGTTGCTGCGTTAGCCGCTGTCACCACCGCCGCACGTTCCTCGCTGGTCATGTCTGTTACACGGCGAGTATATACTTTACCGTCCTGCAGATATGGCGTGACACTTTCGTTTTTCTGCGTGGCACTATCGTAAGCTAGGAACACAACCACTTTTGCACATGAGTTAGCCGCAAGCCAATCAGCATCAGGGCCAGCTTTAGGGAATGAAGTATTAGGAAACAGAGACTTGTGGTCTGCTATCTCGCCTATGGTGCTGCCATCTAATCGTGCTATCTTCATTGTTATTGTCCTTTGTCTGCGAATGGTTCTGTCGGTGCTGTGAAATTGCTGGTGTAACGGGCCATTTTGCTTACACGAAATTCATCCATATAACCGTTCCACGACTGTGATGTAGTACCAGAACGCATTCCTATGTATACGTATGTTGGTTTAATATAAGTGTTGTTATCCGTGTATGTTGAACCTGATTGACTACCGTTGATAAATAGCTTGGTACTACTTCCCGACTTACACACAGCAACATGATTCCACGCATTTAACGATAAATCTTCGCCTGCTTGTATACGAGCACCATTACTTACCCAAAACTCAAGCCTACTACTTTGAACATAAATAGTAGGCACAACCTCATTTGCAGTTGAACTTGACCTAGCATCTAAAATGTACGGTGTGTTGCTTACTCCAACCGCCCAAACAAACGTTTCTATAGTCCAATCCCCAGACCCAAGTTCAAAAGAAGTTGTATCTGATGCTAGTGCGTAATCACCATTACCATCAAACAACATTGACGTATTACCAAACTTAGCCTGACCTGTGCTGATTTTAGCATTGCCAAACAACGTCAGATTATTCTGTGCAGCACTGTCAATCGCCTGTCCATCTGCCATGTTTAGTAACAGCTTGGTGTTAGTGATGGCAGTGAGGGGGGCTGTTGGGACAGTGTACGTTGTGCCACTATACAGCGCAGTGCCTTTTACAACTCTAGCATCACATATATAACCGTCAAAATCATAAGAGCCAGCGGCATTATGAATGCCAACTCTAAATGTTGTACCACTCCTATCAAGATTGTTGTTTATACCTGTAGCTGCTGAACTTTTTCTAGCACCGTTGACGTAAATATAACCTGTGCCGCTGCTAACAGATAAAGCTATGTGGTTCCAAGCATTTAATTGCACAGGGTCACTGCCATCTGTGTTTAAATCTATTGCACCCCCAGCATTATCTGCGGCATTTAAATAAAAATTTACTTCATTTGTAAAACGCAATGAAAAATACCAGCCTGTAGGATAGCCTTCCGCTTGAGACATAATCATCGGATAATCATTGCTTTCCGAAACAGTCGGATATACCCAAGCTTCTAGTGTAAAGGTATCACCTAGAACAAAGTCAGCAGAATCCCCAGTCGTTAAAGAGTCATTGTCTCCATCAAAGTAAGCACTCGCCCCGTTCACCGCTGCGTCATACACACTGCTGGTCAGGAATGGGCCAAATGCTGTTACGGCAGTTTTGCCATATGGTGTGAGTGTGTGAGCAGAAGCGGAGTTGTCAACAAACCGATTTGATTGGCATGTTAATAATTTGGTATTTGTTACGGCAGTTAACTTACTTGTTGAGGGGGTAAAGTTACTTGTGTAAAGTGCTGTACCTTTAATTAAACGAAAATTACTTACAGCACCGACAAACTGTTGTCCTGTTGTATGCTGAATACCGCCAATTCTTAGCTTCCCTTGCGGGCTGTTTATATCGCCAGAGACACTAGCCGTTGCAATTTGGACACCATTTGCAAACAGCCTATTTGTGCTACCATCCCTAGTCATAGCAAAATGGTTCCACTGACCTAAAGGAAAGCTAGAAGCAGGGCTGTCATAATCTGTACCGTTGATGTACCAGCTGTCGTAAATGGAACTAGCATCACCTAAGCGAAATAAAATACCACTACGATAATCGTTTAATTCAAACAAGGCACTTCCTTCTTCCCGAACAGTTTGGAAGAACCAGCCTTCAATAGTATAATTAGCATCCAACTCAAAATCAGCACCTGCGGGAGTGTCTAAATAGTTAGCAACTGAGCCAGCACGATCTCCATTAAACGACACACCCCACTCACCGTCAGGCCGAGCAAATGGCCCAAAGCTACCTTGGGTTACATTGCCGTTAGCTGTGATTGTGTGGTTGCTTGCAGAGCCATCATCAAACGCATTGTTTACACCGTTGTTTGCACCGTCAAAATGAGACAGAAAACTAACACGGTTAAACTCATCGTCGGGTAGGCCACCTATAGATGTACCAGCAGCACCCATAAATACTTTATCAAAGGAATTAACCAATGGCTGTACCTCCTAAGAAACCATAGTAAGTAGTGCCACCATCCCTAGTTATAAAGCCATACGCTTGTACCTCATTAGCTAACGCTGCATCAGGTGCACTACCTCCAGCCCAATCAACACTACTAGGCCAAGTAATACTTACCGCAGTGCTGTGCTGTGTAATAATTAAAGTAAAGCTATAAGCTGTCCCAGTACTAGGAGGATTACTAAATGCAAACGTAGTAGCTTGACCTAAAGTAATAGAGAAGTTGGTTGCTGTAGATAAGTTAAGTGTAACTGTAGATGCGGCACTCGCAGCCACATACGTTTCTTGATAAGTGGTAGGCTTTACTGCGCCTGTAATGGTTGCACCTGTGGCTGTTGTCGCCAGCTTAATTGCATTATTATGGTATAAACTAACTGCGCCATCAGCTTCAAAAAAGCCCATAGTTTCGCCAGTGTATTTGCCTATAGTAACGTTACTATTGCCACGTAAAATTAAAGCTCCTGTGTTAGTATCATCTATATAAGAATCAGACCCATCGTGATAAATCTGCAAATCAGACCCAGCGCCAAACACAGCCTTGGCATTGTCTGAGAATATCAAACTGTCTGCACTACTATCCCAAACAACATTCCTAGCAGCAGTATCGCCGTGCAAGGTAACGTCATAGCCTTGGTCGTTAGCACCTACAGTTAATGTGCCGTTAAACTGAGAAGCACCGGCTACAGTTATAGCAGAGATACTAGGGCTATTGTCAGAGGCAAGGGTAGCTATGTTAGAAAGAACGGTACTGTTAGCAAGCTGCCCCATGTCCTCAATGACAGCGGCAGTAGCTAGTAATCCCATATCCTCAATAACAGCAGACGTAGCTAGTAAATTCATATCAGCTACAATTGCGTCAGTAGCTAATGTATTCATATCAGCAACAATGTCACTCGTTGCGAGTATAGCCATGTCAGCCACAATAGCATCAGTAGCTAAGATAGCCATGTCAGCTACAATAGTAGACGTACCAAGAATACTCATGTCCTCTATAACAGCAGCAGTAGCCAGCAAGCCCATGTCCTCAACTACCGCAGCAGTCCCAAGAAGATTAACGGCAGCAGCATTATCAGCCACACTTTGAACCGCAGACGTACTAGGCCCAGCCTCAACCGCACCAGTAGTAGCATGAAAAGCAAGCACCTTGCCTTTACGATCATCAACAGCAGGAAGAACCAGCGAAGCAGCAGCATCAAAATCAGTAAGCTGCAATGCTCGACCAGCAGTATCTTTAAGATCAGCAGCTATAGCAGTAAGAGTATCAAGCTGTGTATTTAAAGCAGCCCTGTTTATATCAGCACCAGCAGTGAAATCAGTAACACGCTCAATGGTAATGCTTCGCGTAATAACCACAGTTGCATTGGCAGTTACACCACTTACAAAAGTAACTGTACCAGTAGAGCCAGAACCCCCGCTTACGCCATAATTAGCAGAGCCAGTACCCTCAGATTTTAAAACACCAGCAACGTAAACCTTTAAATCACTGTTATCAAAAAACTCAAACGGAACTGCAAAAGCAGTTTGCGCTCCGTTGGCATTAGCTGTGTAACTAATCCGTGGGTCATTGTCTGATATATCAATGGTCATAAATCACCTCTTTTTTAGAGGTTTCTAACTAATCCTTAAAAAAAACAACGCACAAATTAATAATTCTTATACCCAAAAGCGTCACCAAGTTGATCTGTCATAGCTTTAATAGGCAAAGTACCAGTAAGCGGCAAAATATTATACAAGCCTAAGAAACCTTTTTTGTATTCAGTATCATCACCAAGAAGTGGAACCCCAAAATGAGTCATAGCCTCAGCAGCGTCTTGCAAAGTTGATGTGCCAGCACCCAATACTCCAGTGGCAGAATCTACCCATGCTGGAAGGTTTTGTTGCTCATAGTTAGGTCTAAACTTAGGCTCAATGCCAAGATGTTTGCTAAGAAACGGCTCCTGATTTAATGCAAGTTGTTGCTGCATAGAATCATAAATAACACCGCTATATAAAGACCCAAGGCCACTATAATCAAACGCTCTTAGCATCCTATCGCGTGAGGACATTTCATCCCAAATGTAATCAGGTATTTTTGCGTAAGCAGAAAGATAACCAAGCCCCATAGCAGCAGTTACACCGCTTACTCTGTTTAAAACAGCACCAGATGTATAAGCCGCAGTAACTTTATTCATTGAGGCAAACATAAATGAGTAAAATTGAAACGGTAAAGTCATATAACCAGATTCAATCTTAACGTAACCCTTCATAGTACCATCTTCTGGCAGCTTAGAAGCCCAAGGTATCATCTTTGCAGTGCTTGTACGCAGATAAACAATGCCATCAGCTATCATTGGGCGGTCATTTGGCGTTGCAGACACAATAGTATTTAATACACCTTGATTAACAGCAGCACGAAACGCCTCAGTTGTTTCTTGAGACACCCTATTTTGACTGTAAGTAGTCCACTCAGTCATATTAGGAAGTAATTGACCATTCTTTGTTTCTTGTATTGGAGCCTTAGCAACAATTTCCTTCATCATAGCTATAGTAAGGCCATGACGAGCAGCATATTCTATTTCAAATTGAGTTGCGCTACCATCAGCCATAGCTTTTGATACTTTTAACAGTTTATGAGCGCGTAATCCCCCTTCAAACTGTTTAAAGAATTGAGTCAGTGGGCCAAGACCATTCATAATATGACCAGCTTGCTTAATATTATTCCACATACCCGCAGAATTAACATTATTTGTAAGGCTGTCACTGATTCTGTTTTGCACAGAACCATTATACATATCTAGTGACTCACCAAAATCATCCCCAAACTCTCGCATAGCTGCGCGTGTTTCTCTGTTGGTAAACACGTTAAGGGCCATAGACAAAACGTCCATCTTTTCATGATCCATAATAATACGAGCAAAATCAGCAAAAGACGCAAGACCAGAGGTGGTAAGATAATTTAAAGAAGTTATTTCTTTAAGCAATGTTGCACGTTTTATGCTCATATCAGTAGGATCATCGTACACAGTACCCATTACTCTGCGCTGGTTTGTAACCCAGTTTAAACGTGCTTTATTAATCCAATCATCGCTGTATCCATCAACGCGCAACTGATCTTCTATTTCAGACCAGACCTTTGCAGGAGTTTTGCCATCAAACATCTTGGCAAAGTGATAATCAGGCGCAACTCTATTAGTATAATTCTGCATAATCATTACAGGATCAGTGTGAATAAAATCAAATACTTTTGCATTTGGTATATCAATCATTCTATGAGCTAACCGCAAACTATCTTGCAAGCCAGAAATCATATCTGGATTTAAAGGATCAGGGTCATCAACAATAGCATTGTATATATTATCTACGTTTTCATCTATGTTTTTTGCACTTACTTTTTTGCGTACAAATAGCTTTTTCTTTCTATCGTAATGAGGAATAGAACCTTCTTGAGCAAAATACTCTTTAAGTATGCGTTTAATTTCAGCAGGATTGGCTCTCATCTTTTCAATGTCCCAAATCCTATTAAAGAATGGCTCTCTTGTTTGCCCCCTAGAAGTGCCAGAGTTAATAATCTCAAGAGCAGACTTATATAATGCGGTTTCTTCTAAGTTATCTTTAAGTCGCTTTTCAAAATAGCCGCGTGTGCGAGGCGGCAATGGGTCTTGACCAGTAATAGGATCAATAGGCAATTCTAATCGATCATTAATTCTATCACGATCAATTTCTAAAAACCTAATCTCTTGCTCAACTCTTGCTCTATTGCCAGTAAGATCAGTTTGATCTAAACGCTCACCCCACATACTATAAAAATTATCAATCTCAGTTATAAAACGCGCTTCAGCAGCACTTTCTCCAGCCTCTCCATTGGCTCTTTTGCGTAATGCCTCCCTGCCAAATTGCTCAAGCGTTGGCCCATTACCAGAAACTCTACGCATCATGCTAGTATGATTCATGCCCATGACATTTACTTTTGTAGCGTTAGTATGCTCTGCAAAAGTTTCAGCACGAACAGTCATAACCTGTTTCCAATGACGTTTTTCCATATTAGACACAGTGTAAACAGATTGCGGATTAGCAAAGCCTAAAACATTACCCTCTGTAAGTCTGCCGCCATCACCAGATATACGCATCATTGAATCTTTAAGCATATTAAGGCCATGCCAAATAGGTTTGCCGTCTTTAACATCTTTAATTGGATCAAGCAGCATAAGCGTTTTAAACGGAGAAGGTAAAGGATTCCAAGCACTAGCCTTTAATCTGTGTAAATCAACGTAACCATCAACAGTTGATCTATCTATTAAACGCAAAGCCGATTCATCAAGAAACTTTTGTTTTTCTACAGAGGCTTCAATAGTACCTTTTTCCATATTTGCAATGTCTCTATTTGCATTTTCTATAGCTTTATCAGATAGCGGGAGACCGTCTTTATTAACGCCTTTTTCTAAAAGTAAAGTGTTTTGCTTAATGCCTTTTTGTAAACCATCAATGCGTTTTGTAAGGCTAATAATGTAGTCATTAATATCTATATCTTCTAAGTCAGATATTTTAACACCCTCTAGCGTTTTAACATCACGATTGGCGGCTTTAATTGCAGGGCCATTTGCAGCTAATTCTTGCAAATTAGCCAACACCTCTATCTGCACTTGGTTGTGACGATTGTTTCTTTTTGCATCAACCCAATAATTGCGATGTAATGATTTGCCTAAGTCAACAGACCCACCTATTAATCCACCAAACGCAGTTGCGGCAGTTATATTAAGGGCCGATGCCTCAATGCTTGCATTAACACCCCCATAGTGACGTATTGCTTCTTCGCCACCAGATACCAAAAAGTTGCTGAGAGCAGCGTTACCTATTGAAGCTACCATTCCCGTTGACTTTAAAGCAGCAACGCCCGGAATTGCGTTATACATATCAAACGGCATAGCTAATAATGCGGTTGACCAAGAAGAATGTTGATAACGGTTGTAACGTTCTTCTTCTGCTACTTTGTATTGTTGCATAAACCGCATATGCTCAAGACTAACAGCCGTTTGCACTTCGGGCCAATGATTAGGGTCTATTTCTTTTTTGTAATCATAAACATTAAAACCCTCGTTAGCAGTAGTGTCGCCAAATATATCAGCAGTAAACGGAATACGATACGAAGCGTTTAACAACATATCAATTTGCGAATTGAAATTATCGCTAACCAAAGAAGAAAAAGAAGTCTCAGGCACAAACGGTTTTGTTTCAGGCTGCGCTAAATATAACTGTTGGTTAAACTTAGGCAGTTTAACATCTGGCAATTCTTCAGTGGTAAAAAGACTTTCAGATAGTTGAGCGTAAGTACTCATATTATCGTTCCTGTGATAGCGCGTATAACTCTTGCAAGTCATAATTTGTTAAATCATTTTCATTTGCGTATTTTTCCATAGCAGGAATCCTTGCGGGTGGCATCCGTTTATACATACCAAGTTTCCACTTAAGATACATTTGACCTCGTTTGGCTTTTACAACAGCTTTAAGTCCGCTTCTTACTATTGGATCAAGAGACTTAAATGGCATGTTAGCTTCGTCTAATGGCAATTCAACTGAATCTTCTGTGACTGCTAATTTTGTAACGCGCTCCAATTCTTCTGCTTGAGCGGTTACTTTTTTATTTAAAATTTCTGCTTTTTCAGCAGGGGTTAATTCTAAAGCTAAAGCGGCTGCTGTAGATTGTAAAACTTCTTCTTTTTCATTATTTGAAATTTGTTGATCAACTAGCATTTGAATTGTAGCTTTACCCTCAACCCTTGCATCAATGCGGTCTTGAACTCTTGCAACAAATTCTTCCTTGTCAGTAATGTAATAAGCGTTAGCAAGATCAGCTTGAAACTCACTAGAGCCTAAATTTAAAGTACCGTTCATAGCCGCAGTAGTTATTTTATCCTCAAAAGTAGTAGCCATACCTCTCATGCGATCTCTAACAACTTCTTCTGCCCCACTTAACCAGCTATCTCTAGCTGTATTAGTATGATCGCTTGATGGCAAAATTGCTAAAACTTCTTCGCTAGATGAATCTAAATAACCATTGCCTTGACGCAAAGATTTTATTGTTAAAGCAATAAGCTGATCTGTTTTAGGTGCATTTTTCCAATCAGTAGGCACTACTTGCCTAACTGTTGTCTTTTGCTGTTCTTCTAATAGACTTGCTGTTTCAATAGCAGTATCTAATTCTCCATAACCATCAATGTACTCTTGGTTTAAATCCTCTTTCATTTGAATTTTCTTGCGATTGTCATTGTAAGTTTGGATGTATTTCATCGTTTCTGGATTGCCCATATCAATGCTTAAAGGCTTTCCATTAATCATAACTAACTCAGGCTCTCCATTCTTAGCAGTTTGATACACCCAAAAAACAGGGTTTTCTTTGCTAGACTTGGGAGCCGCAGCTAAATCTAATCTTACACCATCACGTTTTCCACTGTGAAAATCTCTATGATCTACTGTTTGAACGTAATCTTCATCATAAGAAATATCACTCAACCTATTATATGTAGCATCTGAGCCACCTAAAAGTGACGTTGCATCTGCTACAAAAGTATCCTGACTTGCTTTTACTGGCATTAATGGAATGATATTTTTGGGATCAACTATGTTAGAACTTTGACGATTAGAACCAAGTATTATTTCAGCAACTAAAACATTAACAGCTTGAAGGTCAGAGCCTAACGCATCTTCGGGACTATTTAACGTAGCAGTGTTGTTTGGAAAACTAGGGTCAATGCCAACATAACTTCTTGAGTAAGAGTTATTGTAAAAAGTTTTCATACTTTTTTCAAAATCTTTCTCACTGTAACGTTTGCCCAATCTACGTTCAGCAGCTAAAATTCCATAAGCGTAATCCCTTAGGTCATCAGCAAAAACCTGATTGTCACCAGTTTGTTTAAACAAAGAAATGCTATTTTCTTGAAGCCGTTGAGAAAGCCATGTTTCAAAATTGCCATCTTCTATACCAGCATACCGATGCAACTCATTTGCAATACCAGTACCTTCAGTTCTTAATTGGTCAACTTCAGCAATCCTTGCAGCTTCAATCGCAGGTGTGCCGTACTGATCCCTAAACTTAACTAAGGTGTCCAGCATAGCTATTTCAGACGGATCAAGCCCTAATTCTGGCGCTCTCTTTTCTCCGCGCACTGAGGAAAAACTACTTAGATTTCTCCAAAGAACAACGGCACCATCTATATTTGCTTCGTTACTTGGCAAAGTTGCAGCAAGTCTCTTTAAGTGCTGAGTTAATGCTTTTGGTACAATCTTATGCTTGTTTGCAATAATGGTTCCAATAATTTGACCAACTCTAGCTTCCTCTGAATCTGGCTCTGCAAACAAGTATTTATTTATATCAGTAAAAGCATCAACAGGTAGTTGATACCCGTTATTCATTTCAACTAAAAACGATTCATATGCAGATTGAGCTTCGTTGCGATCTCCATAAAGTGGAATTTCAGGATTAAGAAAGGAGTTCTGTAAACTTAACGCCTCTTGTGCCTCTTTCTGATTATCTTTTAAAGCAATTTCAGCAGTTGCAAATTCTCTCCATTTTTCTTCTAAACTGTTTCTGCCTTCCTCAGTGCTGCCGTTCTTAGATAAATTAAAAATAGCTTGCAGTTCAGCAGCAACAGCTAAAGCATTAGGGCCATCTAAATCAGATAGCTGACCGCTTAAAATAACAGAAGATATAGACTCCATACTTTGTTTGCTATCAACGCTATGTGACAAATCAATCATTCGGCGCATTGCAACTTCGTAATTAATTGCTTTAATAAATTCTTTAG